AGTCTAACATGAATAAACGATTCAAGAAATTTGGTGAGCAATTAATTAAAGATATATTGTTTGGTAAAATTAAAACAGAAATTGATCAAACAATTATTGATTTTTATAAATTAGTAAAAACATTAGATCCTAAAGAATTAGGTAAACCTACTGGAGTAAAACAAATATCATCGTATAAAAATGCTTCTAGAGCAGGTGAAATGTTTAGTACATTTAAATTAAAAGCACCTAGTAATACTAAAGCAGCAGTTCGTTATAATGATTTATTAAAATTTAAACGTTTAGATAAACAATATGAGTCAATTATTGAAGGCGATAAAATCTTTATTATTAATCTAAAAGCTAATCCTTATAAACTAGAAACAATTGGCTTACCAAACGCTAAAATACCAGAGGATATAGAAAAGTTTGTTAAACAATATATTGATGTAGATGAAATTTTTGAATCATTACTATTAAACAAACTAAAGGAACTTTATAAGGACCTTAAATGGGATTTTCCGTCTTTAAATGCTAATGTTACAAAATTCTTTGCTTTTTAGCAATATGTATAATAAAATACTTAATAAATGGCAAAACAAATTATATCTGAAGAATTCAAAAGAATGCAAAAATTAGCAGGTATTATTGTAGAATCTCAACTACACGAAGATCAATCTGAAAAATTTGATGAAATATATAAAGCATTCCAACAAGATCCTGTATTAAAAAAATGGATTTACCCTGAAGGTGAACGTAAAAAATTAAATATTGACACATTTATGATACCGGGTAAAGTATTTGAAGAAAATTTTTTAGATATAATATCTCAAAAAACAGGATTAGAAAAAAATGAGATTAGAAAAAAATTAATAGATAATCCAAAAGTAGGACAAAAAAGACCTACTGAAGATAGTGAAGATAATTTAGTAGATAAATCTCCTACTATATACACAAATGGTAATTTTTTAAATGCTTATGAAGTATTAAAGGCTGCTCTTAAAGAATTATAACTACAATATTAAAATTTATTAAATTAGGCTTGTGTTTACAAGCCTTCTTTATTACATTATAGTTATGATATCAAAATTAGAGTTACAAGCAATTATTGAAAAATACCATTTAAAAGGTTTAATTGAAAATGTTAAATGGGAAATTGATTCAAATAAAAAACTTACTGTTAATTTTATGGCTCCAACCCGTGAAATGATAGGTAGTTTAACGCATAATGGGTTCCCATTACCTGAGTCTGAAATAGGTATTAGTAATACTACCCAATTAGATAAACTATTATCTATTACAAGTGGGGATTTGATTCTTGATTATGCTAAAGAAGGTAAAGTTATAAGTAAATTACTTATAGCTGATCAACAATTTAATTTAAACTATTCATTAGCTGATTTATTAACAGTACCTAAACCTGGATCATATAATGGTCCTGAAGAATATGATATTGAAACAGCAATAGATAATGAAATTACAACGGCATTAGTTAAAGCTAAAAATGCACTTCCAAATAGTGAAAACGTTGTGATAAAACCAAGTTTAAATGGTTTAGAATTTACATTTGGAGGAGATGTTGAGTATGCTAATAAAGTATCATATTCAATACAAAATATAGACCTCACTGGTAAAATATTTACACTAACATACAACTCAGACTTACTAAAAGAAATACTAGTTGCTAATAAAAACGCAGATAGTAGTAAATTATATGTTAATTCTAGTGGATTAATGAAGATTGAATTTAATTACAAAAACTTGCAAAGTAAGTATTATTTGGTTGCAAAAGCCGAATAATTAGTATATGTATAATAAACAGACCTTAGGGCAAATAAGTTATATTAATAAATTAAACAATTAAACTATCTTAGGAGGTAAAACAATGAGCAGAGAACTCACAACATTCGATGTCCTATTCAGGGACTTATTCAATTCACAATCAGGCTTCAACATTTTATCAGAAGCCAAAGCACCACACCCAGTAGACATTTACGAAGATACTAAAGGATTAACCTTTGAGATCGCATGTACTAGCCTAACTAAAGAGGAAGTGGATATCAATATTGAGCACGATGTGCTTAAAATATCTTACAATAAACCAAAACAAGAAGAGACCGCAGAACGTATTTATCAAACTCGTGGTGTGTCAAGACGCTCTTTTAATTTGGCTTATAAGATTTCATCTAAATATAATCTATCAAAATGCACAGCTGCAATGGAAAATGGGTTATTAAACATACAAATTCCATTTGCAGAAGAAGCTAAACCAAGAACATTACAAATAAAGTAAAAACTTGCCCTAAGGTTTTTATTTTTAAACTTGGAAATAGTTAAAAAATTTACTATATTATAGTAAATATAAAATTTATGAGTGAACAAAAATCAGAGTTATCAAGCATTACGCTAATTAAAGATTCTGTTTTGGAACCATATTTCATAGGTAAAGACAGTTACTGCTATACTATCTATGAAAATGCTGTTTCATCAGAAAATGCATCTAAAACCTATCTTAGAACATGGGGGCACTACACAAATTTAAGTATGTGTCTTAAAAATGTCGCAAAATTAAAAATCAATAAAAAGAAAGAATATACTTCTCTTAAAGAATATATTGATTCTTGGACCCAATTATTAAACAATTATAATCAATTAATCAACCCCGAGCTATGAAAACATTAAAAGCTACATTTAATGCAGTTATTGTAAAACCCCGAGAAGATGAAGAATCAATGTATGGTTCTATCGTTGTACCTGATTTAGGTAAAGACAAAGCCCTTAGAGGTACTATTGTATCAGTAGGACCAGGACAATTCTCTATATCTGGTGATCTTATCCCAACTACATTACACATAGGACAAGAAGTTATATTACCCTCTATGGGTCCAAACAAAATCGACTTTGAAGGCGATGAATATTGGGTATGTCCTGAAAATCAAATATTAGCAGTTATTACAGAAGAAGAAAAATAAAAAAACAATTATGAGTAAAATTATAGAATTTGGCCCTGAAGCAAGAAAAAAAATTGTAGATGGTATTGACAAACTAGCAAACGCAGTTACATCAACATTAGGTCCTAATGGACGCAACGTAGTTATTTCCAAACCAGGTGAATACCCAGCATCTACAAAGGATGGTGTTACTGTAGCTAAGAGTATTTCACTTGAAGATCCTATTGAAGAATTAGGAGTTCAATTAGTAAAACAAGCAGCTATCAAAACTGCAGACAATGCAGGAGATGGTACTACAACCTCTACATTATTAGCCCAAGAAATGGTTAAAAATGGTTTAACCCATCTAAATAATGGAGTAAATGCAGTATCTATTAAACGTGATATTGACACTGCAGTTAAAGATGTAGTTACATGCTTACGTAAAGAGATTTCTGAAGATATTAGTTTAGAAGAACAATTAGAGCAAGTTGCTACTATTTCTTCAAACAATGACTCTGAAATTGGAAAACTAATTGCTACAGCAATGCAAAAAGTAGGACGTGAAGGTGTTGTCCATATTGAAGAATCTAAATCAGGTGAAACATATCTTGAAACAGTTGAAGGTATGCAATTTGATCGTGGTTACAAATCTCATTACTTTGTTACAGATAACAATACAATGACTTGTACCTTAGATAATCCTATGATTTTAATTGCGGACAAGAAATTTACCCAAGTAAAAGAATTATTACCATTGTTAGAAGGAGTATCTAATCAAAATCGCTCTTTGTTAATCATTGCTGAAGATATTGATAATGAAGCTCTAGCAACTTTGATTGTAAACAAAATGAGAGGTACAATTAAAGTAGCAGCAGTTAAAGCTCCTGATTTTGGAGATCGTAGAAAGTTAATTCTAGAAGACATAGCTATTCTAACTGGTGGTCAAGTATTTAGTGCTGAAAAAGGTATGAAGCTTGATAAATTTAGTTGGGATTGGTTTGGTGAAGCTAGAGTTGTTACTATTAACAAAGACGAAACTACAATTGTTGATGGTAAAGGCGATAAAGAAAAAATCGAAAGCCGAATCACAGAACTTCAACAACAAATTGAAAAATCAAGAACACCATATGAAAAAGAAAAACTACAAGAGCGTTTAGCAAAATTTGTAGGTGGTGTAGCTATTATTCATGTAGGTGGAAACACTGAAACCGAAGTTAAAGAGAAAAAAGACCGTGTTGATGATGCATTACAAGCTACTAAAGCCGCTCTTGAAGAAGGTATTGTACCTGGTGGCGGAGCAGCATTAATATATGCTCGTGAAGCAATTTCAAACCGTGAATCAGTAGGAGGTAAAATTGTTTATAAAGCATGTTCTTCTCCGTTTGTTAAAATTCTTACAAATGCGGGGTATGAAGAAATGGAAGCATATGGTTTGATTAATGAATTAAAAAAGAGTCACAATTGGATAGGATATAATCTTAAAACCGAAGCATTTGTGAATATGAAAGAGGAAGGTATTATCGATCCAACTAAAGTTACTCGTACTGCAATTGAAAACGCAGCATCAGTAGCAGGAACTATTCTATTAACAGAATGTACTATTGTAGACAAGCCTGAAGATAAAAAACAGGATGACTCAATGGGAGGAATGGGAGGAATGTTCTAATGCTAGATGCTATTTCTTTAATCGGTAAAACAATCGAAATTGATTTAGAAAAGTATACAATATCTAATCTACACTACATCCCTGGAACGGATGCAGTGTGGGTTAGTATAAGTAATGAAGATTTTAATTTGAATATAGGCTTAGATAGACTAATATCACTACTAAAAGAACAATATGTCAGAACTAGAAACTAAAGAAGAGTTAGTATTAATTGCTAATAGAAAAGCACCTGGAGATCAATGGGTATTGGTAATTGATCCCAATTACGCGTATCCTTCATTAACGGATGCATTAGAGGGTTATTTCCAGGAAACTAGCCAATTATGTGACTTTAAATTATCACCTTCAGAAGGTAAATTGTATGCTATTAATAACATAGTGGTTAAAAAAACACTTCCTCCACCACCTCCACCTCCAAAGAAATTTAACATTTACGGAGATTATTGATATTTATATTAAAAATATACAATGAGCAAGGAATTTTTAAAAATGCAAAAATTGGCTGGTTTGATTACTGAAAACCAGTATAAAGAAACATTAACTGAAGTTGAAAGTGATTTAATTACATTATTATATTCATTAAGAAATTCAATTAACAATGATGATAAAGAACAATCAATGGATATGATTAACCAACTATTATCAATTGCTCGAGATATGGAAGATGCACAGCTGAGTGAAATGATAGGTGATATCGAAGATACCCCATCACCCGACGGAGATTTTGACCCAATGTCTTATGCTGATGGATATGGTGATGAAGAAAACCAACTTGCAGATATAATTGAAAATAATAAAGCAGCATTAGCTAAACAATTTAATCTTGTAAACCCAATGGTATCTTGGAATGCCGAAGGAGAACCAGTTATGATGACTGATGATAATGATGAACAAGTTGATTTTATAAAAGTAGAAGATTGGGAGAATAATCAAGGATTTTATAGTCGTAGTAATACTATGGGAGAAATCACATTAGATGGTATTGATATCATATATGTTGTGAACCCATACTAATAATCTTAAAAAACATATTTTTAAAATTAGGCTTGGGTTTCCAAGCCTTTTTTATTATCTTTACATCATAATTAAAAACACATATTATGAGTAAATTCACACCACTTCAAGAAGGTATTCACGAATCACAACAAACCGAATACCATGCCCACCTTCCACTAGGAGTTCTCATAGAAAATAACGCAGTAGAACAAGACGAAAATGAAGACTGGGTTATGATTGAATACAGTCGAGGCTATACTAACTCTAAAGAATGGTTCACCTGGATGGAAACAGGACACCTTACAGACTGGAGTATAACTAAATGGAAAGCTGATACGGATAGAGATGAGATAGCTTCATATTATAGAATAGAAAATAAAGATTGTATACCTAGAGAGCTTCTAACTATAGTTAATAAACATCATAGATATGAAAGACATTTATTTGAAGGAGATGAGTTTTGGAATGAAAGTATAGTAAGTCTAAAAACAAAAGATTGGAATCCGATAGATTATTATGATTGTTCACTTGATGGGTATAAAAGGGGGAAGATGCCTGTTAAAATAGGTAAACATATCCAAGAAATAAGAGATAAAGGAATTGTAAGTGGTTTTTATAAATTTTAAATAAAATTTGGCCTTTTGGCCATTTTTTATTATCTTTACATCATATGAAAGAAAATAGTCTATTTGTAGAAAAATATCGTTCTAAAACCTTAGACGAGTATGTTGGGAATGAGCAATTAAAACAAATAGTTGCTCAATATATTGAGAAAAATGATTTACAAAATTTATTATTGTATGGTACACCTGGAACAGGTAAAACAACATTAGCTAAATTAATTGTAGGTAATTTTAATTGTGATTATCTTTATATAAATGCTTCTGATGAAAGAGGTATTGACACTATTAGAGATAAAGTTCAAGGTTTTGCATCTAGTGCTTCATTTAAACCTATCAAAATTATCATTTTAGATGAAGCAGATTTCTTAACTATTCAAGCACAAGCATCACTTAGGAATATTATCGAGACGTATTCTCGTACTACTAGATTTATTTTAACGTGTAATTATCTTGAACGCATTATTGACCCACTTCAATCACGTTGTCAAGTATTAAAAATTACTCCTCCATCTAAAAAGGAAGTAGCAAAACATATATCTACTATCCTAGACCAAGAAAATATAGAATACACAGTAGCAGATCTAGTATTAGTAGTAAACAAACATTACCCTGATGTTAGAAAAATACTAAACACATGCCAGGTAAATACTGTTGATAATGTTCTTAAAGTAGATAAAACTGTATTAACAGGTGGTTATAAAGATGGGTTACTAAAAGAACTTAAATCACCATCTAAAGATAGTTTTAAAAACATTAGACAAATACTTGCTGATAGTAATTTGGATGATTTTGAAGATGTTTATAGATTCCTATATGATACTTTAGATGAATATGGTAAAAATGATTTAACAAAAGCAACGATTATTATTGATATAGAAAATTATATGTACCATGCTAATTTTCGAATCGATAAAGAGATAAATGTTTGTGCTTTAATTGCCTCAATTTTAAAAACTATCCAATAAAACATTTTATAACATATCTACTGTTATAAATCTCAAGTAATCTATCTATACCATTTTGGATGATAGGACATGTTCACTTAACAATGAATGTATATGAAGATATAATTGAAATATTATCTTCATTTGGAATGAATGTTTTAGTAGCTATTGGATTTTATATAGATTATAAAAATTATAAAAAACAAATAAATAAATAAAAATGGAAAAAACCAACAACCGCCCAAATCTTAATATTGATTTGGAATCAACCCAACCCCTATCATCACCAGATGGAAATCATATTTTTGCTGAAGGGATGATCTTACGTAAAGTATCAAAATTTGTAGCAGGAACTCCTGAAGACGCTATTATCCCTATCCCAGTAGTATATGATATTAAAACTGGAAAAATTTTAGTTGAAATGCTTCCTAAAGAACTTAGAGAAGAATATGCAAATATTTGATTGGTTAAAAGCATTAACTGTTAGTAAACCAAAATGGGAGTCATTTACTGAGGAAGAACAAGCAACATTTAACCCATATATGTTGCACCGCTTCCTCAGTATGAACCCCGAATACATAGAGTTTGTAAACTTAGTGCAGACTTTTCCATATTCCGATAAAAAGAAAATATATGATATATATTTATATATGATACCCAAAAAGAATATGTTCTACAAATACATCAAATCCTCCAAAAAGAAAAAGCAAGAACCATTGCTTAAACACATTGCTAACTATTATGAATGTTCATTAGGTGAAGCAGAAGAATATATTGACATACTAAGAGAAACAGGTGTAAAAAGCATCCTTACTAAATTAGGCGTTGAGGAAAAAGAACAAAAAAAGTTATTAAAAAATGGATAGTATAGTTGCGTCAATAATTAAACAGTTCGAAGAACGAAGTGTTAAAGGTAAAGAAAAATATGGTACCGATCTAGATAGAACTGATCTGTCTCTAGTAGATTGGATTGAACATGCTAAACAAGAGCATATGGATGCAATATTGTATCTAGAAAAAATCAAATGGCAGATCCTTCAAGAAGAACAACAATAGATTTTGGCTAAAAAGATTCCACAAATAATTAAGGAGATAAGACAATTTACTCCTTTAGAAATAGACTACTCTTATCGAAAATCTATTTCATACTCCCAATATGCTATATGGAAACAGTGTCCTCATAAGTGGGAATTGATGTACAAAGATGGACATCAAGTGTATACACCTACAATTCATACTGTATTTGGAACAGCAATGCATGAAGCACTTCAAAATTACTTAACAGTAATGTATGAAGAAAGTGCAGCTGCAGCTGATCGAATTGATATAGAAGAATATTTTGAAAATAAATTTAGAGAAACATATCTAAAAGAATACCAAGCAAATAAATCTACTCATTTTAGTTCGCCAACCGAAATGAGAGAATTTTTTGATGATGGAATGAATATTTTAAATTTCTTTAAAAAGAAAAAAGGTGGTTACTTTAGTAAGAAAGGCTGGCATTTAGTAGGATGCGAGCTCCCATTATCTATACGCCCAAATGAGCGTTATAAAAATGTTATATTAAAAGGGTATATTGATTTAATAATGTACCATCAAGAAGAAAATATATTAAAAATATACGACTTTAAAACATCTACACGAGGTTGGAATGACAGTGCTAAAAAAGATGAAGATAAACAATTCCAAATTATTTTTTATAAACATTATTATAGCAAACAATTTAACATTCCTGAGGATAATATTGAGGTAGAATTTTTTATATTAAAGAGAAAAATATGGGAAGAGAGTGAGTTTCCACAAAGTAGAATTCAAATATTTTCACCTGCAAGTGGTAAAATCAAAACTAAAAAAGCAGTTGATTCAATGACACAATTCATAGAAGAATGCTTTGACCCTACAGGAGGATATAAATCTACCACTCATAAAATTAACCCTAATAAAAATTGCCAGTATTGTCCTTTTAACGACAATAAAGAATTGTGTATAAAATAACATATTTTTTAAATCCGTATATATTTATATGAAAAAAATAAATTCTATGGATAAAAAAGATATGACATTAACTAGTGTAAAGATACAAAGTGAATTATTTGAAAATTTCAAAATAGCTTGCGTTAGACATAAATTTTCTTTACAAAAACTTGCCGATAGATGCATTCATTTGTATCTTACTGATGAAGAGTTTAAAAAACAAGTTCACAACCACATAAATCTAGAAATAAAAGAAAAATAAAATAAATAAGTTTTTATGAATTCAAGTTTTGCCTATTTACCTCAAAATAAGAGGAAAAAAATCCTATTAATTTGTGATGACATCCGAGTTCCATCTGGTGTAGCAACTGTAGGAAGAGAATTAGTATTAAATACTGCCCAACATTTTAATTGGGTAAACATTGGAGGAGCTCTCCAACACCCCGAGCAAGGTAAAAAACTTGACCTTTCCCAAGACACAGATGCTAATATAGGATTAACTGACTCATCAGTATATATGTACCCTGTAAATGGTTATGGAGATGCTAATTTAATCAGACAACTTATTAAAATTGAAAAACCGGATGCTATTTTCTTAATTACTGACCCAAGATATTTTATTTGGTTATTTCAAATTGAAGGTGAAATTCGTAAACAAATCCCTATTGTATATTTAAACATTTGGGATGATTATCCAGCACCTATGTACAATCAAGCATTTTATGAGTCATGTGATGCATTATTAGCCATTTCAAAACAAACAAAAAATATTAATGAATTAGTATTAGGTGATAAGGCTAAAAATAAAATAATTGAGTATGTACCTCATGGTTTAAATCATGATATTTTTAAACCACTTGATAAAAACGATAAAAGTTTAATTGATTTTAAGAAAAAATTATTTGGTAATAAAGAATATGATTTTGTTTTATTCTTTAACTCAAGAAATATCCGCCGCAAACAGATTCCAGACACAATGCTGGCGTATAGATTATTTATAGATCAACTTCCAATTGAACAAGCTAAAAAATGTGCTTTTGTTTTACATACACATATAGTAGATGATAATGGAACAGATTTAGCAGCTGTGCAAGAATTACTCTTAAACGGAGACCAATATAACATCATCTTTACTCCAGGTGTTATGGATTCAAATGATATGAATTTATTATATAATTGCTCTGATGCTCAAATACTATTAACTAATAATGAAGGTTGGGGGTTAAGCTTAACAGAAGCTATATTAGTAGGTAATCCAATTATCGCTAATGTAACTGGTGGAATGCAAGATCAAATGCGCTTTAGTATAGATAACAAATGGATTAACTTCAGCGCAGATTTTCCATCAAATCATAATGGTACTATTAAGGAACACGGTGAATGGGCCTTCCCAGTATATCCAACTAATAGATCAATTCAAGGATCACCATTAACACCGTATATCTGGGATGATAGATGTAATGCTGAAGATGCAGCTAAACAAATTATGAATGTTTATAGTTTAGATAAAGAAGAAAGAATAGCACGTGGTTTAAAAGGTCGTGAATGGGCTTTATCAGATGAAGCTGGATTTACAGGTGAAAAAATGGGTCAAAAAGTTATAAAAACTTTAGATACATTATTTGCAACTTGGAAACCAAGAGAAAAATATGAATTTATAAACGTAAACGAAGTTAAAGACAAAACAATCCCTCACAAATTAGTATATTAATAAAGTTATGAGTAACCCGTTATTTTTTATTTCATGTCCTATTGACACCTACTCAGGATATGGAGCTCGATCTAGAGATTTAGTTAAAGCAATTATAGAACTAAACAAATATGATGTTAAAATAATACCCCAACTATGGGGAAATACCCCATGGGGGTTTATCCAAAATAACCCAGAATGGGAATTTTTAAATAATCATATGTGGACTCAACCCCAATTACCAAAACAACCTGAAATTTGGATGCAAATTACCGTACCAAATGAATTCCACCGTGTTGGTAAATATAATATTGGGGTAACAGCCGGAATTGAAACTACCCTTTCTCCTGGAGATTTTATTGAGGGGGCAAATAGAATGGATTTAACATTAACATCCTCAGAACATTCAAAATCTACATTTATAAATACTATCTTACAAAAAGTAGACCAACGTACAAATCAAGTTATTGGTGAGTTAAAAGTTGAAAAACCAATTGAAGTATTATTTGAAGGAGCAGATACTAATGTTTATAAACCACTTGATAAGGTATCTTTATTCCCTGAATTGGATAATATTAAAGAAAATTTTGCATTTTTATTTGTAGGGCACTGGATGGGTGGTGATTTGGGTGAAGATAGAAAAAATGTTGGTTTATTAATTAAAGCATTTTATGAAATCTTTAAAAATAAAAAGAATAAACCTGCATTAGTATTAAAAACTTCTCATGTTGGGTCTTCATATATTGATCGAGAAGAAATTCTTAAGAAAATAAAAACTATTCGTCAATCTGTAAATTCAAAAAATCTACCTAACATTTATTTATTACATGGTGAAATGTTAGATACTGAAATAAATGAACTATACAATCATCCTAAAATAAAAGCAATGGTTAATTTAACTAAAGGTGAAGGATATGGAAGACCATTACTTGAATTTAGTTTAACCAAAAAACCTATTATAACTACTAACTGGAGCGGACATACAGATTTCCTCAACCCAGAATTCACTACAATGTTACCTGGTCAATTAACAAATGTTCATCCAAGCGCCGCCAATCAATTTTTACTAAAAGAATCCCAATGGTTCTCAGTAGATCAATCACAAGTAGGAGTTCGCATTAATGATATGTTTGAAAATTATAAAAATTATATTGATGGGGCAAAACGTCAAGCATATAAAAGTAAAAATGAATTTAGTTGGGAAAAAATGAAAGAAAAATTAGATGGAATTTTAACCCAATATCTTCCTGAGTTTCCAAAACAGGTTCAACTTAAATTACCTAATTTAAAGAAAATAGAATTACCTAAACTTAAAAAAGTAGAAAATAATGATTGATAATCTAACCATATGTCCCAAATGTGGGTCTAATGCCTGCTATCATACCCAAATTAACACCCCTAACCCAGATAACCCAATAATAAATTCTTATTGGTGTTATGGGTGTGGATTTACTTCAAATGATCTTTTAATTAAAGATTCTGAATATTATAATGCTCAAACTGAATTATTTCCTGAGTTATATAAAGATCTTATTCATGAAGATGAAAATGGAAAATGTTGGATACCTTCAAGCATAAATGTACCCGAAAAAGGAATGGTGTTTATTAATGGAAATAACCTTTATAATTGGAAATGGGCAGGAGTAAAAGCAGTTGCAGTAACTGAAGAAGAAAAACATAAATTTCCTATCCCTAAAAAATCAGGGGAGTTCTACAAATGGAGAATGGATATGAGTACATTACAACATTTTGAACCTCAAGATTATATGGAGGCTTTAAGTTATATAGGAGTACTTCCTGAATAAAATTTGGATTTAAAATTAAGGTTATTATCTTTATAGTATGAAAATTAGTTATGCAATTACAGTTTGTAATGAATTAGAAGAGATTAAGCGTTTGCTTGATTTTCTTCTTGAGTATAAGCGAGAACAGGATGAAATTGTTGTTTTATTAGATAATTCTAAATCTAACAAACAACTAGAAACATTACTAGAAGGATACTCTCATAAGTATACCATTACCTTTATTTCAGACTGTTTTGATAATCACTTTGCAGATTGGAAAAATAAATTAACATCATACTGCACTGGTGATTACATTTTCCAAATTGATGCTGATGAATACCCTCACCCTTATTTTATAGAAGATTTACCTGCTATTCTTGAACACAATTCAGCGGTTGAATTATATGCTGTACCTAGAGTAAACACAGTTGATGGTTTAACCCAAGAACATATTCAAAAATGGAGATGGCAAGTTGATAGTAATGGGTGGGTGAATTGGCCTGATTTCCAAACCAGAATATATAAGAATAGCCCTAATATTAAATGGAAAAATAAAGTTCATGAGGTGTTAGATGGGCATAAAGAATTTTGTTACTTACCTATGAGTGAAGAATATGCTTTATTTCATCCTAAATCAATAGATAGACAAGAAAAACAAAACAATTATTATAATACATTATGAGTGAAAGAAAATACCTACCAACGTTAAGTGAATTGATCGATCGTTTATCAATTACACAATTAAAAGAAGTATTCATTACTGACCATAAGGCAGAATATGCTGCTGAAATAGCGGATATAGTACATGATATTCAATTGCATTTAAATGAATGTAAGGAACCGATTACAGCTGAGACAATTCGAGCTATTGTAGTTTTATCGCAAATGAACCTTCACATTTGGCACAACGAATCAAATGTTAGAAGTGGAAAATCAGGGCCAAACGCTTTAGCTTTAACTCACGGATTAAATGGTATTCGTAACACAGCTAAAAATCAAATCCAAGAAGTAATGGGTGGTCGTAAAGACTATAAAATTGATTGTTTAGCAGCTGATTTTAAAGATTGGGAAATTAGTTGGAAATGAGTAACAATAAGTTTACAAATTTAAAATCAACTGTTAATAAGCAAGGAGAAACAGTTACTCAAATAATCCATTTTAAAGATGGAATAAAAAGAACATTTACTGGAATAATATCTGAATCTATAATCCAAGGTCAATTTACTAAGTTTTTTAAGACAGATGGAAGTATGATTATGGTTAATGACAGTAATGTTTTGTGTATAGAAGTATTTAAAGAAAAATAATATGGCAAACGGAGTTTATAAAGTAACAGAAGATTTTGAAAAAGCATTAGCTGACTATACTGGAGCATCATATGCTGTAACGGTAGATAATCAATCAAATGCTTTATTTTTAGCATTAATGTATGAAAAAGTTTGTGGATTAGAAATAGAAATCCCTTCTAGAACATACCCATCAGTACCATGTGAAATAATACATGCTGGGGCTAAAGTTAAATTTACACCTGTAGAAGGAACTACTTTAAAAGGAGCATATCAACTAAAACCAACTAATGTTTGGGATGCTGCTCTTTCGTTTACAGCAGATATGTACAAACCTGGGACTCATATGTGTGTATCATTCACAGGCCCATATAAACATTTTAAATTAAGTAAAGGTGGTGCTATCCTAACAGACAGTGAAGATGCCTACAAATGGTTTAAACGCGCCCGATACTCAGGAAGAAATGAATGCTCATATCATGATGATCATTTAGATATGCTGGGGTGGAATTTTTATATGATGCCTGAATTAGCAGCACGTGGGTTACTTTTAATAAGCCAATTCTATAATACAGATGGAACTAAAAAACATAATGTTGATTTAGAATTACCATATCCTGATTTATCAAAATTTAAAATATACACTAAAAATTAATAGTAATGTTTTATACAAAAGAAGAATTACATAAAATAGGATTTAAATCTATAGGAGAAAATGTACTAATATCAGATAAAGCGTCAATATATAATGCTAAAAACATTGAAATTGGATCAAATGTTAGAATTGATGATTTTTGTATTTTAAGTGCTGGTGAAGGTGGTATTAAATTAGGCAATTACATACATATTGCTTGCTACGCTCATTTAATAGGTTCCGGCCCTATAATTTGTGAAGATCATACACAAATATCAGGCAAAGTTTCAATTTACTCATCATCAGATGATTTTTCAGGTAATTACTTAGTTGGACCAACTGTCCCTAAAGAATATACAAATGTTAAAAATAAAACTGTACATCTAAAAAAATATGTTGTTTTAGGATGCAATGTAGTTGTTCTACCAGGTGTAACAATTGAAGAGGGCACAGCAATCGGTGCATTAAGTTTAGTTAATAAAGATTTACCGGGTTATGGCATATATGGAGGTAATCCACTTAAGTTAATTAAAAATAGAAAAAATAAAATGTTAAATTATGGTTTATAATAATGTTGGGATAAAAGGAGTTGGTTCTTATTTACCTAATAAGATTGTAACTAATTATGATCTTGAAAATAATATTAACACAACACATACCTGGATTAAAGACAAACTTGGAATTGATGAAAGAAGAATAACTGAAGAATTACCATCTGAGATGGGTTATAAAGCAGCACTAAAAGCACTTGAATCAGCTAATTTAAATATTAACGATATTGATTTAATCATTGTTGCAACCTCCAGCCCCGAAAAGATATCACCATCAACATCATGTATTATACATAATAAATTTAATATCGATAAAAACATACCGGCTTTTGATATAAATGCAGTTTGTGCTGGATTTGTGTATGCTGTAAACATCATGATACCACTTGTAAGTCATAAAGTGTATAAAAATGTTTTAATTATTGCTACAGAAGCCTACTCAAAACACACAGATTGGAATAACCAACATTCTGTATTTTTTGGTGATGGAGCAGGAGCAATTGTTCTTGGTTATGATGAGGAAGGATGGATGTCATTTGAAAATAATGCAAATGGTAAAGACACAGGTATGACTGGTTTTAATATGCCTCTTAATGCACCTTTTATAATGAAAGGTAAAGAGGTTTGGGAGCAAGCTATTAAAGTTTTACCAACATCAATAAAAAATATACTTAAAAAATCAAATACTAAAGTTGAAGACGTTAATATGCTTATACCACATCAACCTAGTATTAATATCTTAAAGATAGTTGCTAATGAAGTTGGTTTACCGATGGATAAAGTTAAAACGGTTATGCACAAATACGCTAATATTGCTGGTGCATCAATACCCATTGCATTAGATGATGCTATTATAAATAATCAAATTAATAAAGGTGATATTATTCTCTTTACATCAATTGGTTCGGGTTGGGCTTGGGGTTCAACTATAATGAAATGGGTTAAATAATACTGTATGAAAAAACATAAAATAGTTATACAAATATTTCCTATGGTAAATGAAATAGATTACCTAGAAAGAACTTTATTATTACTTAAACAATCTTCTGTTTATATTGATAAAGATAAATTTCATATTATATTAGATGTAACTCTTCCATTATCTGATTATTTAACAAACTGGGATGACTCTATTTTAAAACAAGATTATTTTATTAATAAGTTTAAGCATCTTGAAAAATATGCTGAATGGTTTGATGAATATTATTTTAATATAGATTACACAACCAAAGGATGTGCAGATTGTTTTATTAATAACATATACAAATATACAGATATTGATTCATTAATTTCCTTAGATATTGATATTATATTTAATTCTTATACCTTAAGCTTAATTTTAGAATCTTCCCTAGAAGCTAAAAACATCCAACCAAAATATATAATCACCCCAGAATGTGTTAAATTATGGGATGAAACATGGGATATATTAGTTAATGATAATTTTATAAATCAATCTTATGGATATGAAAAAAATAATGACCCTATAATTGATGTTATTACACTATATGAAGATATAAATTTATTCCCTTTAGAAGAATACAAATGGGGAGGAGGATGGTTTACTCTATACTCAAAGGAACTTTTAGATTATATCCAACTCCCTAAAGATATAAAAGGATATACCCCAGTAGATACATTTATAATGGAATGTTGTAAATATATTCCTGATGTTACCCAATATAAAATTAAAAATTTAATAATTGCTGAGGATTATAAGTATATAAATAGAACATTATATGATAATTATATAAAAACTATAAATAGGAAACAGGATTTATTTCAAAAAGGACAAGATAGATTGGTTCTTCATTTACATGATTTAATTAAAAATAAATTAATATGAAAATATTTTCAAATTTTATAGGTGAAAATGAACCAATATATGATGAATTAAAAATGTTAGATAAACCTATTACATTTTTTTATGATTATATTCCTCAAAATATAGAACAACTCCAAATTAATCCATATAATTTTATTATGCTCCATGAACCAAATGAGTTTTTTGGAATGCATACTTGGATTTTAAACAACCACCAATATTTTACTGGTGTGTTAACCTGGAATGAAGACCTACTAAACCAGTGTGGGAATGCTACTTTATTCCATCATAGTTGTAACCACCTAGAATCAGACTATATTGATTCTTTTAAGTCTAAAAATAAAAATTTTGAAATTAGTTTCCTTTCAGGAACTAAAGATTTAGTTGAAGGTCATAAATTAAGACAATCAATTTATAGTCTAGAAAACCAAATTAGTATACCTAAAAAATGGTTTAAAGTTTTAGATGATTTTGATCAAAGAAAATTTGAATCAACAGGAATAGGTCGCCCTACAGACTCTAAATTACAAGCTAAAGGCAAACAAATATTATATAATAACTCAATGTTTAATATAGCTGTAGAGAATATCAAAGCAGATAATTGGTTTACAGAAAAATTAAGTGATGCCTTTAATACTAAAACAGTTCCGGTTTATTGGGGTTGTGAAAATATATCTGATTTTGGATATGACGAAAGAGGTATAATTAGATTTGATTCTTTGGAAAAACTAACGTATATTGTTAATGATTTAACAGAAGAAAAATATTATAATATGATACCTTTTATAGAACATAATTATAATGTAGCTAAAAATGAGCTTAATCTTAAAACAAAATTAGAATCTTTTTTTCAAGAGTTAATTCAAATAAATAATTTATAAAAACATATGATAAAGGAAAAATTTTACGGAGAAAATATTGAGGAATTATTTTCTTTTTTTAACATTAATGTAAAAGGAATTTTACACGTAGGTGCACATAAATGTGAAGAATTAGAAACATATTTAAAATATACTACTATTGATAAAATACTTTGGATAGAAGCTATTCAAGAGTTAATTGATCAAAACTTAAAAGAAAATCCAAATTTAAAAATAGTAAATGCTGTAGTAAGTAATGAGGACGAACAAGAGGTTGAATTTAAAATTACTAATCTTACTAATTGTTCTTCTATTTTAGATTTAGGTTATCATAAAGAAATTCATCCTCATGTTGAAGTTGAAAAGACTATACAACTTAAAACTAAAACCTTAAAAACTCTTTTAAGCCAAGATAATTTGGAAGAAGAATATAATGTTCTTATATTAGATATACAAGGAGCAGAATTATTAGCATTACAAGGTTTATCATCATTATTAAATAACTTTAATACTATATATACCGAAGTAAACGAAGAGGAACTATATTCAGGATGCTGTAAACTTGAAGATTTAGATTCATATTTAAGTAGTTTTGGATTTAAAAGAAAATATATAAGTACATTAAATGGATATGGAAATGCTCTATACATCAAAAAATAAAGAAGAGTTAATTAACCAAGGTTTTACAGTTATAGATAATGTTTTACCTTTAGATTTAGCTAATCAATTATATGAACTTTATGAAAATGAAAATGATTGGAAATTAATTGATCAAACTCGACATGACCATTATAGTCATGTTTTTCAATCACCTAACCCTTTTCTACCACAAAGAAAAGAAATCTACTTAGCTAAATTTCATCGTTCTAATGCTTTAGAAGTATCTGAGGTAATTAAAAGTGTTTTTGATAACCATTTGGTTCCTTTATTAAAGAGCATTTCCCCTTTTGAAATGGAATCATTTGATGCTAGATGCTATAAACTAGATAAATCAGATCATTATAGAACCCATGTTGATGACTATGCTGGGACAGTTAATTTAATTTATTATGTTAATAAAGATTGGAAATGGGATTGGGGAGGAATATTAAATGTATTATCTCATGATAAGTTAGAGTTCTGTCAATCTATTTTCCCTAAATTTAATAGAGTAGTATTACTCAACAATAAATCCTTCAGAGCACCTCATTTTGTTAGCTCAGTTGAGTCTTTTGATTTAAATCCTAGATATTCAATAGTTTCCTTTAATAAATAAATCTTATGATCTTCCCAGAAGTAAAAATCTATCAACCTGATTTATTTGAGGATTTTAGAGGTGAACTTTATACTTTGTTTAAACAAGAGGACCATGATTTGGTTTTTAATCATGATAAGGTATCAATTTCACGAAAACATGTTTTAAGAGGATTACATGGAGACTCTAAATCATGGAAATACATTACATGCCTAGCAGGAGAAGTTTATTTAGTAGTAGTTGATAATAGACCCGAATCAGAAAACTATTTAAAATGGGATTCAATTGTATTATCATCTAAAAATAGAAAAGTAGTTGTAGTCCCTCCAATGTTCGCTAATGGACATTTTATTCTTAGTGAGGAAGCTACCTTCTTCTACAAATGGTCATATTCTGGTGAATACCCAGATGTAGATGACCAATTTACTTTAAAATGGAATGATTCTAGGATTAATATCCATTGGCCTATCTTAAATCCTATTTTATCTAAACGTGATTTTTAATTAAAAATTTATTATATTTAACATATGAAAATTCCTCAACACTATCAAAAAGTTAGAGATGTTAAGATGACACCTCAAGAACTTATTGCTTTTGAAGATAGAGTAAAAGATGCTTATGAAGCAGGACAGGTAAAAGGACCTGTTCATCTATCTAAAAACAATGAAGAACAATTAATAGAATTATTCCAATATATTCACCCGGAAGATTGGGTATTATCCGCTTGGAGAAACCACTATCATGCTTTATTACATGGAGTTAATTCTGATAAATTATTTGATTGGATTAGCGATGGACGGAGTATGGGTACAAATAATGTTAAACCTAATTTTTATGCTTCATCTATTGTAGGAGGTATTATTCCTATTGCTTTAGGTTTAGCTTTAGGTTTAAAACGCAAAAATTCCCCAAGACGCGTTTGGTGTTTTGTAGGTGATATGACTATGGAAACAGGTGGTTTTCATGAAGCATATAAATACTCCCAAAACTTTAATCTACCACTCCAGTTTGTAGTTGAAGATAATAATCTAAGTGTTCATACACCTACGGATATAGCTTGGGGTAAAAGAATGAATGCACCTGAAAATGTTATTTATTATTCTTACAAAATGTCATATCCACATCATGGAACAGGCAAATGGGTTAATTTCTAAAATTTAAAATGATGAAATATTTTGACGAATTAAAAAAAGCAATGGAGTGGTTAGGAAATAAACCTAACACCGTATTTACAGGCCAGGCAATAGGTTTTAGCGGACATGCTATTTCAAATACCATAGCAAACGTATCTCAAGATAAAAGAATAGAATTACCTGTTTTTGAAGAAATGCAGCTAGGAATAGCTACAGGAATGGCTTTAGAAGGATGGGTACCTATTACTTGTTACCCTCGATTTGACTTTTTTATCTTAGGATTAAACCAATTAGTTAATCATTTGGATAAAATGCAAGACATGTCTAAAGGAGATATGAAACCAAAAGTTATCATTCGAGTAGCAGTTGGAACTAAAGTTCCATTTAGTGCTGGTCCTCAACATACTCAAAATCATACTGAAGCTATAAGAAAAATGCTTACTGAAGTTGAGGTTGTTGAATTAATAGAACCTGATCAAATATTTGAAGCATTTAAAACAGCTTATGAAAGAGAAGATGGTAAATCAACATTAATTATTGAACACGCTGAGTATTATGGGACAAAATAATTTCAATTGGCCCCTTATTAATGATAATATTTCTCAAACTGATAGAGAAGTATTAGCTGATTTTTGTTTAAATGGAGAACGTTTTACAAATGGGCCTAAAGTAAAAGAATTTGAAAATATTTGGTCTGAATGGCTAGGAGTTAAACATAGTGTAATGGTTAACTCAGGAGCTTCAGCCAACTATATTTCAATAGCTATGGTTAAAGAATTACTAGGTGAAGGTGAAATCATAGTACCGCCTCTAGGATGGGTTTCAGATATCTCATCTGTAGCTCAATTAGGAATGACACCTGTATTTGTAGATGTGAGTTTTAATAATTTAGCTATAACTGCTGAAAACATTAAACGTGCTATAACTCCAAAAACAAAAGCAATTGTATTAATACATTGTTTAGGTTTTAATGGTATTAATGATGAAATTATTAAAATAGCTAAGGATAATAACTTAATCTTAATTGAAGATTGTTGTGAATCACACGGTGCTATGTTTGGGGATAAAAAAATAGGCTCAATAGGAGATATTTCATTATTTTCATTTTATTTCGGTCATCATATAACAACCATTGAAGGTGGAATAGTTTGTATTAATGATTCTAAATTATATGATTTGGCTAAATTGTTTCGTTCACACGGGATGACTAGAGAAGCATCTTCTGAATTACAAAAACAATATCAAGATTTATATCCTAAATTAAATCCACTATTTACATTTGCTGTAGCTGGATTTAACATGAGAAGCACAGAACTAAATGCTGTATTAGGTATAGAGCAAATGAAACGTTTAGATTATAACATTAATAGACGTGTTGATAATCTTAAAATCTGGTTAGAAAACTTAAACCCAAGTAAATTCATGACCAGTTTTACAACCCAAGGAAATAGTAGTTTTGCCCTACCTTTAATCTTACAGTTCTCTAACGTGGATAAGTTAAAAGATGTTTGTAGAATATTAGAGGAAGAAAAAGTAGAATATAGATTAGGAACAGCAGGAGGTGGAAACCAAGCACTACAACCCTATTTAAAGAAATTTAACCATAGAATTAATGATGGTTTACCAGTAATTAATTATATTCATTCAAATTCACTTTATATTGGTAACCATCCCGAATTAACAAGTGAGCAAATTATTAATCTTTGTAATAAATTAAATAATGTTTAAAAATCAAAAAGTTTTAGTAACTGGTGGAGGTGGAATGATTGGTCGCTCATTAGTAAAGTTTTTATTAAAAAAAGGAGCTAAAGTAACCATAGCAGACTTAACTCAACCCTCAGACTTACCTAAAAAAGTAAAGTATAAAAAAATAGATTTAAGATACTTTGATCAATGTGAAAAGATCTGTAAAGGAATGGATTATGTTTTTAATTTAGTGGGGGTGAAAGGTTCACCTAAAATGTGTGCTGAGCAACCAGCAGATTTTATGGTACCGATGCTCCAATTTAATACTAACATGATGGAGGCAGCTCGTAGAGCAGATGTTAAATGGTATTTATATACTAGTTCTGTTGGTGTTTATGCACCTGCTGATGTATTCAAAGAAGATGATGTGTTAAATACCGTTCCCTCTCCTAATGATCGATTTGCAGGTTGGGCTAAAAGAATGGGTGAAATGCAAGCTGAAGCATATTCTATTCAATACGGGTGGGATAAGGTTTCTATTGTAAGACCTGCTAATGTGTATGGAGCATACGATAATTTTAACCCTGCTAATGCAATGGTTGTTCCCTCATTAATCAGAAAAGCCCAAGAAAATGATGTATTGGAAGTGTGGGGTGATGGTTCAACAATTAGAGATTTTATTCATGCTGATGATGTGGCACTAGGTATGATATTTGCTGTTGAGAATAATATTACCCAACCCTTAAACCTAGGCTCAGGAGAAGGTTATTCAATTAAAGAAGTAGTAGATATGGTAGTTAAATACTCTGATAAACCACTAGAAGTAAAATGGCTAACAGATAAACCTGCAGGAGATAAAATTCGCTTATTTGATATGACTAGAGCTAAATCACATGGATTTGATATTTCAGTATCATTAGAAGAAGGAATTAAAAAAACTACTAAGTGGTTTTTAAATAATAAAGAAATTTTAGATAAACGTTATAACGCATTTGTAAATCATTAATATGGAAAATAATTTTTTAAAAGATAAAGTAGTAGTAGTTACTGGAGGTAGTGGTTTTATAGGTTCTCATTTTTTACTTGAATTAGTAGAAAGAGGAGCTAAAGTTCGCACTCATACTCACCATTCATCACTTCAAATAAGTGATGATAGAATTGAAATAATTGAAAATATAGATCTAACTAAATTAGAAGACTGTATTAAATTAGTAAAAGGAGCAGAATATGTAATCCACTGTGGTGGACAAGTAGCCCACCCATCAACTGTACCTACAGATGTTCAGATATCATTAAAGCAATTAACTTTAATAGGAAATGTATTAGAAGCCTGTGCTAAAACAGGAGTTAAAAGATTTTTAGATCTTAATAGCTCTACAGGATATCCCGATATTAGAAAACCATTAACTGAAGATGAATATTGGGTTGATGAACCTTACAAATCATACTATGGATATGGTTGGGCGCGCAGATACAGAGAAAAACTTATGGAACACGTCTCAAAATTTTCTAATTTGGAAATAGCATTAGCCAGATGTACTGCTATATTTGGTCCGTATGATAATTTTGATTTAAAAACATGTCACGTAGTTCCCGCTCTTATCAAAAGACACTTGGAAGGTGAAAATCCTTTCGTAATTTGGGGAAGCCCAGATGTAGTAAGAGATTTTTTGTATGTTAAGGATGTTGTAAAAGGAGCATTATTAATTCTAGAAAAAGGTGAATCTATGAGACCTTATAATTTAGGATACGGAGGTGGAATTACCATTGGGGATATTGTAACTAACATTTTAAAAGTAACTAACCAAACTCCTGAAGTTGAATGGGATATAACAAAACCAACAACAATACCTTTTAGAGCAGTTAGTACAGAACGAATTCAAAATGAACTAGGATTTAAACCATCTTATACTTTTGAAGAAGGAATTAAAGAAACAATTGAGTGGTATATAAAAAATAAAAAATAATGAGTAGAGTTTTAATAACTGGAATTACAGGAATGGTGGGTTCTCATTTAGCTGATTATCTACTAGAAAACACAGATTGGAAAATTTATGGTTTATGTAGATGGAATGATTCATTAGAAAATATCGAACATTTATCTGAAGATATTAATAAAAAAGAACGTATTGAATTAGTATACGGTGATTTAAATGATTTAGCATCATTACTATCAGCTGTAAATAAATCAAAACCTGATTATGTTTTTCATTTAGCTGCTCAATCTTACCCTCAAACTAGTTTTGATTCACCAATTGAAACTCTACAAACTAATATTTTAGGGACAACAAATTTATTAGAAGCATTACGTGGATCAAAATACAAAAATGCTATAATTCATATTTGTGCTTCAAGTGAAGTATTTGGTAGAGTACCTAAAGAAAAACTCCCAATTGATGAAGAGTGCTCATTCCATCCAGCTTCTCCTTATGCTATATCTAAGGTTGGAACAGATTTAGTAGGTCGTTATTATGCTGAAGCATATGGAATGACTATTATGACTACTAGAATGTTTACTCACACCGGACCTAGAAGAGGTGATGTATTCTCAGAATCAACATTTGCTAAACAAATAGCAATGATTGAAGCAGGATTACAAGAACCTAAAATATACGTTGGTAATTTAGATTCACTAAGAACATATGCCGATGTTAGAGATGCAGTAAAAGCATATTATATGTTAGTCACCATTAATCCGAAAGCGGGGGAATATTACAATATAGGAGGTGAATACACGTGTAAAATAGCAGATATGCTCAATTTCTTAATCAACCAATCTACAGTTTCTAATATTGAAATAGTAACAGATCCTGAGCGATTAAGACCAATTGATGCTGACTTGCAGATTCCAAATACAACCAAATTTAGAAACCATACAGGATGGAAGCCTGAGATATCTTTTGATAAGACAATGAAAGATCTTTTAGATTATTGGAGAGGTAAAGTAAACTCAGGCCGTAAATTCTTAAAACGATAAATTATGGAAAATAAAATTTATGAAATATTTCAAAATGATTATCAATATATTGAATCAGATTGGAATGTAAAATTTAGAAATGAAACTTTAAGATTATTAAAAGAAAAAAATGTAATCAATGAAGATATAAATGATTTAGAAAATCTTCACCAACACGTTAATGACAAACATTTAATTAATTATGATTTTAATTCGGGTGTTAATGGTATAACTAGAGCATTATATGATATTGATGATAAGTTTTTAGATTTATATAAAGAATATCTTAAAGGTTTATATGATAAATTAGGATTTGATTTTTATTTTCAAGAATGCCCTACTATAAGAGTTCATTGCCCTAATGCCGCTTTTCAACACCATTATCCTAGATATCACAGTGATTGCTTTTATGGGCATCCTCCTCAAGAAATTAACATCTGGTTTTCACTAACAGAAAATAACCACTCAGGATTCTATTTAATGGATAGTAATACTAGTAAAAATTGGTTAAATGAAATGAATAACAATGTTGATTTGTTTATTGAAAAAGCAATTAATGATGTTGATTTTAATAAAAAAGGAGACTCATTAAGTTTTGAAGTAGAAGCAAGTTTAAATAAGATGTTTTTGTTTGATTCACTTTGTATTCATACTAATCAACCTCGAACAACTGATTCTCGAGTATCTATTGATGTGAGAATTAATCCTGTAGATCGTTTTGTAGATGGATATGTTGGAAAAGGGAGAATGAAAGCAGAATTTAGACCTGGAGGGAATTTTGGTTATTACAAAACTTCAATTAAAAATTTATGAAAATATTAGTTATAGGAGATACGTGTGTTGATATTTTTAGATACGGAGAAGTTAATCGCTTAGCCCCTGAAGCTCCTGTACCTGTAATTCAACCCGAGAGTGAAACTTCTAACCCTGGTATGGCTGGTAATGTAGTTAAAAACATAGAGGCACTAGGATATAAAGTTAGTTTTATTCACAATGTTAATGAGATTAGAAAAATAAGATATGTTTGTTCAAAATATAATTATTTACTTTTAAGAGTTGATGAAAATGATACTTGTGAAAATATTCGTGTTTATCATGATTTAACTCGTATAAATTGGGAGCAATACGATGCTGTTGTAATTAGTGATTATTGTAAAGGATTTTTAAATGAAGAAGACATTAAATTTATATCTCAACAGCATCCACTAGTATTTTTAGATAGTAAAAAGAAATTAGGAGAATGGGCTTATGGTGTTACATTTATAAAAATAAATAGTATTGAATTTGAAAATAATAAAGAGATATTAAATAATGATAATCTATTATTTGATAAAACTATTCAAACAAGAGGTAAATATGGATGTGAATTCCAAGGAAAAGTTTACCCAACAGAAGAAGTAGCAGTAAAGGATGTTTCAGGAGCAGGGGATACATTCCTAGCTGGGTTAGTAGCAGAATATACTAGATCAAAAGATATAGACTTAGCGATTTCATTCGCACAACAATGTACAACAATAGTAGTTCAAAAATCAGGAGTATCAACTATATGAAAACCGCATTTATATTATATAGCAGAAATGATGGATATAAAGAAAAAGAAAGATTTTTAATCCATATTAAAACAATATTAGAAACTTTTGATGAATTAATTTATGTAGATTGGAATTCTGAAGGGGATAGTTTTCTTTATGAAATTATAGATGATATTCCTAAAACCGGAAGAATAAAACATTTTGTAATATCTCCATATTATCATAAATTACTCACTAATAATGATCCTGATGTACAAGCATGTAATAATGTTTTAGCTGTGAATTTAGCTTTAAGACGAACAGATGCTGATTGGGTTGTTATAGGTAATATAGATATTATCCCACCTACAAAAGAAGAATGGCATAATTTCCTTAATAAAGCCAACTCTAATACGTTTTATACTTTCAGTAGAAGAGATATAGATTATGATCAAGTTATTCTAAATAAAGATCGTTTAGATGATTATAGAAAATATCTAAACAGTACAACAGAAGCTAGACACTTTCCAGCAATGGTAACTCCTAATGATACTTATAGTTTAATTAACTGTTGTGGAGATTTTCAATTAGCACATAAGAACGTGTGGGGTACTATTAAAGGATTAGAAGAACAAATGATATACTCTTGTTTTGTAGATACAAACGTACAGAAAAAAGCAGTATTAAATGGATTTGGATTAGAAGCAGTATATGATGTCCCCGTTTATCATATGAGTCATAAAACTAATCGTATTCCTCAAGGAGGAGATTTAAATACAATGCATGATTCTGAAAATGTTAGGCCTCCTAAATTTAATGATGCGTGGGACTGGATTGAGTTTTTTGCAAAATCTGAAAATGGGGATGATTGGGGGTTAGCAGATGTAGAAATTGAATACGAGCTAATTTAATATGTATCAACAAAACGTTATGAACAAATCAGAATCACCACAAAAACCACTTGCTTTAGAGATATTATTTCAGCAAATAGAAGATTTGCAAGATTTAGTTAATAATAAAGAATATGCATCTTTTATATTAAAAGAAAGTTATAAAACTATAACTAATGCTATTAAAAAAAAGCAACCTACCGTCCAGCTATTTAATATATCAAACTTAGGATTTATTATTTCTATTCAAAAAGAAAATTATAAACCATGTTTACAAAATATTCTTAAATGCTATGAAGAAATAGAAGATTATAAAACCTGTTCCCAAATTAACAAACTAATAAGTAAATTATAATGGAATTTTATTTTCACCACAAAAACGATCTAAACAAAGAACCTATAAATAGAAAAAAATTAAGTTCATATAATGAGGCCCTTAATTACTTCTCAACATTAAAGAAACTTACTCCAAATGAATTTTTAAATGTGTTTAAAATAGATAGATATGAGTGAAGATGTTCCAACACAAGGATTTGATGATGTAAATGAAATTAAAAAAGCTTTTGAAACAATTTTAGGAGCAACAGTTGATATAGAATTTACTCTGAATAATCTTGCCTCTAAACAACTTTTTATAGATATTATTGAAGATATAATTACAATTTCATCTCAAGGTGAACTAGTATTCTCAGCAACAGGGATAGATCTTGATACCATCACTAATCCCTATTTATCTATTATAGAAAAGTTATTTGTGTTGCATTTTGGAGAAGAAGCATTCGATGTAATAGCATGGTATGTTAGTAACCAAGTGTCTCCAACACGTAAAATAAAAACTAAACTTGAGGATAATGATGGTAATCTTCATAAACTAGATACTCCTGAAGATTTATGGGAGTTTTTAGTAACAAAATTCTTTAGCGAATAACTTGGAGATCGGAAAATTTTTTCATATCTTTATAGAAATTAAAACATATGATGATGAGAAAATGTTCAGTTTGTAATGAGGATATTAATCCTAAACGTTTAGAAATTCTTCCAAACACCCAAACATGTGTTCAACACTCTACTGTTGAGAAGAAAGTAGCAATAACAGTTCAAATGGGTACTGGTGACCACACATGGACTGAAACATTTGCTGTTGAGCGAGAAGAATTTGATCGTTTAGAGGAGCTGAAAGGAAACTTTAAAAAAGCATCCGCATCTGAAACCAAATCAGAATCTACATTTATTAATGTTAATGAACTTAATGAATGGGATTTAGCGATATTGGACAATTTAGGTGATGAAGATGAGCCTGAAAAAGAAGAACAGGATTTAGACGATATTACAGGAGAATAATATGCCAAGACCAAAACCACTTACTAAAGAACAAATCTTAGCAGCGATGGGTAAAACCAAATCTAATCGTGCTGCGGCTAGATATCTTAATGTAAGTTATATACACTATAAAGGCTGGGCTAAACTATATCATGAGGAAGAAGGAGGAATATCTTTATTTGAAAAACACAAAAACCCTTCAGGTAAAGGTATTCCTAAATTCCTCAGTAACGGAAAAAAAGACCCAGCTTTAATGGATGTTATTGAAGGGAGAGTAGATTCTTCTCACTTCAGCCCTCAAAAGATAAAATATCGTTTAATAGAAGAAGGTTATCTAAAAGAAGAATGTAATTCATGTGAATTCCAAGAACGTCGTGTTTTAGATTATAAAATGCCGCTCATTTTACATTTTAAAGATAACAACAAAAAGAACTACAGGATAGAAAATTTACAAATGTTGTGTTATAATTGTTATTTTTTAACAATTGGAGATATATTTACTGGAAAGCAGATCGAAGGACTTGAGGACCATAAACCTGTAAGTAAAGGTCAAGTAGATTGGGAGGTTGATGACTATACCACTCAACGACTAGCTGAATTAGGTTTAGAAGCTTCTGCTCCTAAAGATGACGGGAGTGAATTTATCAGCAGAATTTAACAATATTTATAAATAAATGAAAAGAAGCAAAAAACACCAAAATATAGTAAATGATTATTCTAAACAAAAGAGTAAACATTTAGAAAATCTTGCTTCACAATTACTTAAAAACGATGAAAAGGCAAGCCAACTAAAAGCATATGATCTTGATGATAAATGGCTAAACCTATTCTAACCACTCCAGCTCAGTTTCAAGTAGAAACATTTGAAGATTTCCTTCAATTAGCTGAAAATAATGATTTTCGCCTTGCTGAAACAATAGTAAGAGTAATCCTAGTTAATCTAAAAACCAGAAAAAGATTTATAAATGTAATGTCCATATCAGTAATAGCTACTAATGAAGTTATTGAGCTAACTGCAGATAGACGAGAATTTATAGAAATATTAAATAAAAATATAGTTCATTTTGAAAAACAAGAGTTATATGAGGATTGTGGAAAAATAAAAAAAGCCATAGAATATTTAATTTCTAAACAAAAGTAGATTATGTATTATAGACAACCAAACTTAATACAATTTATACAACATGGCAGCAAAAGCAAAAACCTCACAAACTAAAACTCACATAGCAAAACCAAAGAGAAAAAGACCAGGAGTGCATAGTAAGAAAAAAATTTCAAAATCTAAAAACAGCAAACGCTATAAAAAAGCATATCGCGGACAAGGAAAAAAATAAAATAAAATAAAGTTATGAGTAAAAACACCAATCTACAACGTTACGAATGTCTCAAAACATACATTCAAGTAATGGAAGGTAAAAGAAAAAGAAAGGCTACTAGCCAAAAACAATTCGACAAAAATTACAAATACCACCCAGCTCTAGAGTATGTTGACCGGAGGAAGTCTAGCTAATTATTTTAATAGTATCCCTGATAAGGATTTAGTAAAATTAGCTCTAAACAATAGAAGGGGGTTAGAGGAATTTTGTGTTCTTCTTACATTAGATGCACAAATGTATAAAGAAGAAAATTTTTCCCCCCAATTCTTTTGTTAGGATTATGGAACTTCTGTTAGTATATTTATAGAAAATAATAAAGGTATGCAATTTACATTAGATCAAGCAATTAAGAATCATTGGAGAACAGCAAATGAGTTGTTGAAAGAAAAACAATTAGAAGAAGCAAACGAATACTTAGATAGGTGTTTAGTAGTTTTAGCTAAAGCCACAAGCAATAAACAAAATGAGTTAGCTGGGGTTAGAGTTGAGCTATGGAAAGAACGAGTATGGTATGCTTTAGAAAATAATGGATTATTAAATGACGCATGAAAACTTCCCAAAATCAAATAAATGGTTTAAATGAAAGGCACGTTGCTCAAATCATTCGAAGAAAAATGATCCAGCAAGTAGTCCCTTCAGGGAAAGCTTACTCAAGAAAAAATAACAAAAATATAATTAATTATGAGGAATAATATCCGAACACCCCAAATCTCTAGAACAATTTATACTAGAGATACAGTAATTCCACAAATTGCACCCCCTTCACCACCCAGTGAAGAACCAATACCTGTTGAAACTCCAACTGTAACAGATGAAACAACCCCAAATGTACAACTCCCAACCACTGAGTCAAAAGATCCAGCTACTGGAAACAGTAAATAAGTTTTTAGTAGTATTAGGAGAAGAAAAATTTACCTTACATTTTTGTCAAAGTAAAGATGAGGATGAATGGTTTGAAGTGTTTGATTCTTCTAACAATTCTGTAGATGATAATACTTTTGATGAAGTAATAAACTACTGGGAAGAAAATTTTTAGTATAAAATAATAAATTAAAGTTATGAAGAAACTCCTTCAACTAGAAGAGGAGAATGAAAAATCCTTTTATGTAATGAATGATTGGGCCGAGTATTGGTCTGGGTTAAAGCTTGGAAAAGCCGCCTTTAGTGATAATTTTGAAGATGCTAGGACTTTAGAAAGAGATACACAATTCAAAACTCTTCAAATATTAAGTGATTATCCAATAGAAAAAATTTATTTATAAAATGGGAAAATTAAAATTAAAATATGATTTTGATACTTCAAAATGTCTTGAAGTAGAATACGAACCAAAAGAGTGGAGTCGGGTTACATGTAATACTTTTAGATCATATAATGGAAATAGAAGAATAACGACATGGGATAAAAATAAAAATCCTATATATACTGAGTTTGATCATCCTTTATATTACTTTGAGACAAATACTATAGTAGAAACTCCGATTAATGACGGGACTCAATACATTCATGGAAAAAGAACCGAATCACAACCTAGAAAATATGAAAATTTCTCCTAAAAGTTATCTAACTGTAACTTCATATGAAGTAGAATATGAAGATAAAAAATACCTAATGAGTATCGACTATGATAATATCCATAACCTAACCCGGCTATACTTAGAAGATGAAGATGGTAATGAAATAAATGATTTTAAATTAGTAGATAAGTTTCTTCAAGAAATCAAAATCCAGTCTGCTCCTTACACAACCTAGTTATATTTATTAATATAAATTAAAACCATGGAAGGTGTCACGGAAATCAAATATAATACAGTTTATACTTGCCTGGGCACTTTCGGGGCTATACACTTTTGGGTTTAGTTTCATAGTGATATATACATTTTCACTGTCTATAGGTTTATTTATAGTATCTTTGTTTGTTTGGATATTTTTATTTATAATGTTTATGGGAATAACATCTGAATCATTAAAAGTTATGAAGGCCAAATTGAAAAAAAGCAAAACTGAGGAAACAACTGAAAATCCTCTCCCTATAAGGAAAAAACCAAAGTATAGAGACGTATGTAATAATAGAGGTTAATGGAATTAATTACTACCTACATTTGTAAAAAAGGAGACATTGGAGTTCACGATAATATGTTTGGTGGGACTATTCTCTCGCTCATTGACGATGCTGCTGCTTCATATGCATCACAAATATGTGATACGCAAAAAATAGTTACTAGGAAAATTGACTCTCTTGAATTTAAAAAGCCAGTCAAAATAGGTACAATCCTTAAAGTATATGGTGAAGTAGTTAAATTTGGTAACACATCAGTAACTATAACAATTGACGTACGAAAACATAGTGTATATACTGGGGACCAGGAAACTGTTACTCATACACAAATGGTGTTTGTAAGAATTGATGATAGTGGAAAACCAAGACCTATTCATCAACACGTAAAGGATAGATACTGGGATAGGGTTGAAAAATATGGAAGAGGGTTGCTAGATGAAAGGGAAAGAAATCAATAGTTTTTAAGAAAAATTTGGATTTTTTAAAAAGATATATTATCTTTAGAGTATAATTAAAAAATAAAGGTTATGAGCAAATCAGTCACACTCGAAAACAGCTTTGAACTACAGTTAGTTCCAGACACTTATGAAAAAACTGTCACTGTGTATTTGTTTGATATAAACAATGGTACACGAGTAACATTAACCACATTTGAAGGTGGTAAGTGGAAATCAATTTCAAGAGAACACATTGATAAATTCTTTGAATTAATTAGAATACATCCTAAAATTAAAATTGCTTTGAAAAAAGTATTTGGGGAATTAAGAGAAGAAACTACTGGTGAATTTGTTACTTCAATGAAGTGTTTACGTCGTAGACTTACTATTCAAATTAAAAGACACTTAAAATAAATAATATGCCAACAATTACAGCTACCCATGTTGATGTTGATGTGGACATTGACGTTGAGGATTTTATAGCAGAATGTTCAAGTAGAGAGATTAATGATTTAATTAATACTCTTGCTAAAGATGGACATTTATCCTCCAAACAAATCACCAAAGCATCTTCTAAAGGACTATCAGTATTAGAGGAAGAATTTTCTAATAAATGTATAGAATTAGCTCTTAAATTCCATTCTATAAGTAATGAAGAATTAGAATTAATTGAGAATTTACATAAAAAATATTGTTAATGAAAAAAATAACAGCAACGCTTTTATTAACCCTATCATTAGTAATAGGATATGCTCAAAGTGCAGTATATGCAAGAGCAACTACTCTAAATGTAGGAGTTAAAAATAACTGGACTGGAGAATTTGAATGGATGGGTCCTCAAGTTACTGAGGGTGATGTGACTGTAAAAATCGAACCAACAGTTATATCTGTTAATTCCCAAACACCTCAACACTATACAATCTATTCAAACTCTGAGAATGTTGAAACAGAGGGTTCAGCGGTGTACTGGTATGCCTATGATTCAACTGGCCAGCGGTGTAGGCTTTATTTAATAGAAAACGAAGTAGGAGATGATTTTCTCGCTATTGAGTATAATGACTTTGCTTGGATATATGGTTTAGTACCTTTAAAATAAAATAAAATAAAAAGTTATGGCAGATTTTAGTAAACAATGGGTCGAGTTAAATGACCCCGAAATGGGTGGATGGGATTTTGATATTGAAAAAGTAGCATCCGAATTACCCAAAAGTACAATGATCCCTTACATCTGTGAAGGATTTGGATTCCTTGCAATTGGAAAAGATGAAAACGATCAAATCCACTTAGCAATGCCCACAGGTAACTCTAATAAAGAAGGATCTGAAGTAGAATGGAAGAAAATGGAGGAGGTGATCAATGGATAAGATGATGTCACTATTCGAATACCTAGGTAAACCAGCAGGAGGAGATTTAGGTAAAAAAGTATACCTTGCTGCACGAGTAAAAAATGTTAACCACTCACAACGAGAAGTATCTACTAGGACTTACACAGGTATGGTAATGTTATATCCTGAATCATTTTTGGGTGAATATTTCAAAAGTGAAGCAGATAAACATAAAGCAAAAGAATTTCAAAAGATAGATTTACCTCCTATTGAAAATGAAAGTAGTACTCCTTTTTAATATGTATAATCATTAAAACATAATGATGAAAAATACTCAACTTACTAATATTTTTAAATCTATATTATCTGAGGGTAAAAAAATAGATCAAGATGGAGATGGAGATAAAGACTTTGCAGATGTGATGATCGCAAGACTAACCGCTTCAGGAAAGGATAAAGATGATGCTATCAAATTTACCAAAAACAAGAAATATAATAAAAAATCAGTAAAAGAAGGTGGTGATAATATGACGGAAAACTATATGTTTTTCAGTAATCTAAAACAAATGCACCGCCAAATTGAGTTTTTAATGCAAATTGATCCTCAAGTTATTGAATCAATTCTCCAAAACGGACACGATTGGGCTGATGACCATGTTACAGTTGCTAAGGAAAATATGGATCAAGTATTTGATTTCATAATGAACAAGACTAAATAATTTTACGACGATAATTGCTCTTTTTGATATGTATTAGTAACAAATCAATTCAAATTATGTTACTAAAAAACGGATCAAAAGGAGAAGAAGTTAAATTACTTCAAGAAAAATTAGGTTTAGGTATTGACGGTATATTTGGACCAGGCACTGAAGCTAAAGTAAAAGAATGGCAGGCTGCAAATGGATTAGCAGCTGATGGTATAGTAGGACCTGGAACATGGGGAAAAATGTTTGGAACAACCACCCCAACTGCAGCACCAGCTGCTGCTCCAGTAGCAGTCCCACCAAGCTCATTTAAATTAGCTGCTCTAAAAGGACATGTTCCTGACGCTGTAATAGCTCAAATACCTGAGACAGCAGCCAAATTCAACATTACTACTCCACTACGTTTAGCTCATTTCTTAGCACAATGCGGACATGAATCAGGTGGATTTAAAGCAGTAAGTGAAAACCTAAACTATTCAGTTGATGGTTTAAAAAGAATATTTGGAAAATATTTTCCTGGTGACCTAGCTGCTTCATACGCTCGCCAACCAGAAAAAATTGCATCTCGTGTTTACGGAGCAAGAATGGGTAATGGTGATGAATCAACAGGTGAAGGATATAAATATCGTGGACGTGGTTATATTCAATTAACTGGTAAGTCTAATTATACGGGTTTTGCTAAATTCATAGGTGAAGACACAGTCGCAAATCCTGATTTAGTTGCTACTAAATACCCATTAGCATCAGCAGCATTTTTCTTCGATTCAAATAAATTATGGTCAATATGTGATAAAGGTGCTGATGAAGCAACTGTAACTGCTGTAACTAAACGAGTTAATGGTGGTACAATTGGTTTACCTGATCGTATCAAGCATTTTAACGAGTATTATAATTTATTGAAGTAGTGGAGGAAACACCTAAACATAATGTAATAACATTCAATTTCTTAACTACTGCAGTTGATGAAGATTCGAATCAAATTACTGTACCTGTAAGTGAAGGAACTTATGGTGTGGTTACAATTGGATTAGTTGCTATTCCTCCTAAGGATGCTGATGTAAAGGCTGAAGGGGAGGTTAAAATTGAAGGCCCCGCCCCATCTAGATATACTATTATAGATTCAACTGATTATCTACTTAAACAAGAGTTTAAAACAGATGGTGACGGTAATGTTACTATTGATTTAAACAAAACACTATCATCTGTTGATGCTATTAGATTTTATCGTAATTATTTTGAAAAGTATACAGTAGCTCTTAAAACTATTATTGAACTACCAAAAAATGAAAATTACGATTATCTAATCACTACAGATAACATAGAGGCAGAATGGGATACAGAATATTTTAAAAAAAATAAAATTCTCCAGTTCAAACCTATTAACTACTCAGAGTATAATGATAGTATATATTTAGAAGCCTTAGGAAGCAAAACTACTAATTTTGTACAATTACGATCTCAATATAAAACAGTTGAAGAAGCTTATTTACAAATTAAAAAGAGATATGAATCTGAGGTTGTATCGAATATTGTCGATGTTGAATTGCCTGTAAATGATTACTATGAACCAATTAACTTCACTCAGGTAATCACACGTTTACTTGAATTCCAGGCTGGAACACTGACACCAGGAATGTCTCATGCTAAAAGCTTAAATTTAGAAACCGAATATAAGAGATTAGACACTGTTAATAAATTAATTAATAGCATAACTCGTATGTATCCTAAAATTACTATTGAAGATGGTGAAGGGATACCTTATGGTGGTGAACAAGCTTTTGTTTCTAAATCCTTAGATTAATAATAAGCATGAATTATCTAAAAAGTATAATCACCTCTTTCTATAAAGCCCTATTCAGCTCAGAGTTGAATGAGGCGGATAAGTTTATTGATAAGGCTGCTATTATATCCATAACCGATGAACGTGGTAAAATAATTTATGTTAACGATAAATTTGAAAAGGTCTCTGGATGGACATTGGATGAGGTTAGAGGTAAAGATCATTCGATAGTTAACTCTGGAACACAGCCTGATGGTTACTGGGGTAATATGTATGAGACTGTGTTGAAGGGTGAGGTATGGAACGATATTGTATGTAATGTGACTAAAGAAGGTGAGTATTATTGGGTAGATACCTACATTAGAGCTCGCTTCGATAAGTGTGGAAAGCTTAAGGGGTTCTCTTCCATCAGACAAGATGTTACTGATTTAAAGAAGAAGGAATTGGATATTAGAAATAGAATGAACGCTATTAACCAATCCAATTCTGTGATAGAGTTTAACACATCGGGGAACGTAATATATGCTAATCAAAACTTTTGCAATTCTTTAGGATACACCTTAGAAGAGTTAAAAGGAAAACATCACAGCATATTTTGCCCCAAAGATTACTCAGACTCAGACGAGTATAAGGAGTTTTGGTCCAAGTTAAAAAAGGGAGATTACATATCTGCTCAATTTAATAGAGTTAAAAAGAATGGTGAGGAAATTTGGCTACAAGCCACGTACAACCCAATCCTTGACAATAATGGCCAGGTAATCAGAGTTATGAAAATTGCAGTGGATATTACTGAGAAGATTTTACAATCACAAGAGATTGAAAGAAAAAATACTTACCTAGAACATGCTGCTAAAATACTAAGACACGACATGCACTCAGGTATCAATACCTACATTCCAAGGGGTATTAGCTCATTAGAAAGAAGGCTTAAACCTGAAGATATTGAGAGGTTAAAAATAGAGGCACCTCTTAAAATGATTAAAGAGGGATTAGCTCATGCTCAAAAAGTATATAAGGGTGTTTACGAATTTACTAATCTAGTTAAAAAAGATGTTGTATTAAATAAGCAAGAGTGTAATTTAAAGTCTATATTAGACTCTTATTTGAACTCAACTTCCTATAAAAGCCAAGTGTTAATTAAAGACCTACCTGTTGTGGAGGTTAATGAAGCATTGTTCTGCACTGCTGTGGATAATCTTATCCGTAATGGCTTAAAATACAATGACTCAGATACTAAAGTAGTAAATATATTTATGGAAAATGACTCTACTCTTGCTATTCAAGACAATGGTAGAGGAATAACTCAAGAAGATTTTGATCATTTATCTAAACCTTATACTCGTAAAGAAGGACAAAAAGAAGCGGGTACTGGTTTAGGGTTAAATATATGTGTTGCGATTTTAAAAGAACATGGTTTTGATATTACGTGTGAAAAAAATGAGATTGGAACTAAAATGAAGATTAAAATAAAATGAGAATATTATTATTGTTAGGTTTTTTACTAATATCTATGCTTGGGCTTAGTCAAACTAAGTACCCAATTCAGACAATCTATAAAGGAGATTCTGTTGTTGTCTTGTCTATCAAGCAATCAATTGATATCAATAAAGCTATTGAAACACAAAAAAGAATTATTCGAGAACAAACTAGAAAGATTGCATTGTTGAATAAGGTTGTTGATAGCTTAAAGATGGCCGCTGGGAATTCTAGGGTCCTTGATAGTATTCAATATGTTGCTGATACTACCTACAAGTGGGCAGATGAATTGAATTTGACTATTCGTGAAATGGCTATGCATGGTAGCTTTTTATATATGCTACCTCCTTACGATAAGGTATATTTTATAAATCTTGACGACTACAATCTATATGGCTATGAGAATGGAAGTGTGATTGTGTTTGAGAAGATGACTAAGCAAGAATACGCAGAGTATACAACACTTAGAGAGGAGCATGATAAGAAGTTTCCTTCACCCGTTAAGTACTTTAGTACCTTAAAATTTATAAACTTTGAAGGACTCCTTCGCAGTCGTGAAAGTTGGATTTGGAAAAATAAAAGTTTACTAGAAGAATCAAAATGACAATGAGACGCATACTACTACTATTTGCAATACTATTTTTGTCTACTAACTTGTATTCACAAGACGTAGATTATAATGATACCTTGGTTGATGGAATTGATGCTTCGTGGATAGCTGATACCGATACTACTCAGGTTGCTGCAATGAATATACAAGAAATCGTCACTACTTGGATCGAACCTGAATCTGAACCAGAGCCAGAACCAATTGATATGACACAATTGTCAGAGACTGATTTAGCTAATATCGCCCAAGATGTTCAATTCTTAACAGATTTACCTAAGTCATATACTGATTTACCAAAAGAAGATTTAAAAAATGTATTAGCTCAAATTGATAATAAACTTAATAAATTAACAGCTGAGCGAGATTCATTATTAGCACAAGCTATTAGAAATGATGAATTGATTAAATCAAAAGAAAATACAATTAACGCCTTAGGAAAAGAAAAGAACATTATTGGTTTAACTTTAGAAACTGATGATTTAATAGTTGAAAAAACAGATTTAGAAAAGCAAAGAGAAACATTAAAAAAATATCTTTATTGGGCTATTGGTGTAGTAATATTATTTGGTTTAATACTTGCTGTTGTGTTACAAAGAAAGAAAATACAAGTACAAGATGTAGAAATCGATGAACAACTTAATGATATAGCTAAAAAGAATAGTTATCTAGAACACGCGGCAAGAATTATCCGCCATGACATGCACTCAGGTATAAACACATATATGCCTAGAGGTATTAGCTCACTTGAAAAACGATTAACATCTGAAGACATCCAGAGATTGAAAATTGAAGGCGCTTTAAAGATGGTTAAAGAAGGTTTAAGTCATACACAACGAGTATATAAAAGTGTTTATGAATTTACTAACCTAGTGAAATCAGATATTGTGTTAAACAAAACTAAGATTAATTTAAAAGATTTACTTCAAAATTATATTGCCCCAAACTCATACAATTCACAAGTTGAAATTAATGATTTAGGAGAGTTAGAAGTGAATGAAATTTTATTCTGTAACGCAGTTGAAAATCTAATTAAAAATGGATTATCATATAATGATAGTCAAGAAAAGAAAGTCAAAATATATATCGACAATGACAATTTAGTGATTGAAGACAATGGTCGAGGGTTTACTCAAAACCAATTTGAAAAGCATTTAACGAAATATTCAAAGAAAACAAATGTTGCGAGTGATGAAAAAGGCCTCGGTTTGAATATATGTGTTGCTATATTAGAGGAGCATGGTTTTAAATTAAGTTGTGAAGGAAACAATGTAGGAACTAAAATGAAAATTAAAATTAAAAATGACTGACTTGAACATGATTGAATCTATTTTATTAGTGGATGACGAGGATTTATTCCATTTAGTATTTGAAGATGCTTGTAGTTTATTAGACATAACCTTGTCTCTAGAAGCTATTAACAGTGCAGATGAAGCAGAAAAACGATTTAAAAAATGGTTTGAAACTGGAGATGCTACTGATAAACCAAAATGTGTATTTGTTGATTTAAATATTATAGGATCATCTTTTGATGGTATTGAATTAATTCGACGAATTAACTTTATGTATGGTAATCACGTAGTAATAGGAATTATTTCTTCAAGTAATGAAGCAGAAGAACAAGCCAAAGCATTACAAGCTGGAGCCCAATTCTGGATTATAAAGTCTGATGACATCGAACCACGACTAGAGGAATTTAACAAAGACTACCCAGGATACGAAGCTAGGAAAGCACCGTTTAAAGTATACAGATAATGATAGTAGGAAAGGTTACAAAAGAACAGTTATTAAATGTATACAAGACAAAAAATATATGTCTTGAGGGGAATATTCTGAAGTTAATTGATCCGGAGGATGATACTGAGTTTGCTGAGTATTTAAAAATATGTTCGGATCGTGATAAGGAAAATAGACGTAAACGTTTAGAAATTACTAAACGTATCCAAACTCAAAACACAGAACTTACTAATGCTCAAGAACAAAATGAGAAGTTAATGCAAGAACTTCAAATATCTTTAGCTGACATGGAAACCTCTAAAGAACAAATTGAATGCCAAAACAAAGAGTTGTTAGAGTGGAAAGAGGAGAATGAAAAGATGGATATAGAGTTACGTGAAGCATTAAGAATTGCTGAGACTGCTAAATTAGCTGCTGAAAGTGATCTAGATCTAATGCAGAAAAAAACTCAATTTGAATTAATAAATAATATTGTAAAAGTTGCATTATATATTATTTTAGGTGTAGGTATTGTAACTACAGGAATGTTTGTATTAGCAATGGCAATGAATTACGATACAACAATTATTAGCTCAGCATGGTCTAACATGTTTGGTATATTATTAACCAACTCATTTAGTATAGTAGGTACCATTATGGGGGTTAAATACGCTTCTGAAAAAAAACCATAATATAATTTGGCCTTCGGGCCATTCTTTATTATATTTAGACAAATAAAGGTTATGGAAAGAAGTTATTATTTCAAAGACGGTAAACATTATGTAGTGGGTGGTTTTATTCCTCCTGTATTGTTCAATTTAGTAGATAAGATGGCTATTTGTCCATGGTGGGTTAATGTTCCATTAGGTACTACACTTGATGATATTGTATGGATTAAAGATGATGGTACACAAACAAAACCAAAATCTGATACAATTGAAGTAAAATCATCAGATGGTTCAAGTAAATATATTATTAGGA